GATTGGATCAATGCCACGATTGTGGCGTAAGGAGAAAACATGAGCAATCCAACGAGCAATTTCAATTGGCAAATGCCCACGGCCACAGATTTGGTCACGGATTTGCCAGCCGATTTTGAGGTTTTCGGGCAAGCGGTGGACACATCTCTGGCCGATCTTAAAGGCGGAACATCTGGACAAGTTTTGGCCAAAAATTCAAATACAGACATGGATTTCACATGGGTTGCTGTTGATCCATTGACAATCCTTGATGCAAAAGCTGATTTGATTACAGCAACGGCTGCCGATACACCGGCAAGGTTAGCAGTAGGTACTAATGGTCAAGTTCTTACTGCTGATTCAGCGGAATCAACTGGATTGAAATGGGCAACACCTTCAACTTCAATGACATCGATAGCAAGCGGTAATTTGCCAACTGGATCAGGTACTTTGAGCCTTACATCAATCAGCGGATCATATACTCATTTGCAGCTTGTTGTTTATGCTTGGAATGGTTCTGGTAATAACACAGTTATCGCCCGTATCAATGGTGACACAGGAAGCAATTACGGCACAAGCAACATCGGCTACATGAATAGCACTTTTCGTAACAATGCCTACATTAACGAAACATCTATTAAATTGATCTACGGAGATGCGGCATTAAATGGCAATAACAAAAACATAACAGTTATGAATTTTCCTTTTTACACAAATGCTACAACAGGAAAAACTTACAGCGCCAATACTGGCTTGCTAGATGCTACTTCTACAAGAGCGTATATGAACGCCAATGGCTATTATTACGGCACAAACGCAGCCATTACACAATTAGATTTCATTTATGGATCAAATTGGGCTGGCGGAAACTATGTACTTTACGGAGTGAACTAATGAAAATTTACGAACACAACATCGAAACAGGCGAGGCATTTGAGCGCGACATGACTGCTTCTGAATTGGCACAATGGGAAGCGGACAAAACAGCGGCTGAAATCGCAGCAGCGGCAGCCGCACAAGCCGAAAGCGACAAATTAGCATTGCTCGAAAAATTGGGAATTACGGAAGCCGAAGCGAAATTGTTGCTTCAATGACATTTCCACAAGGCACATTGCCTCGTTTGATTCAGGTTGCGCTGGCCGAAGTCGGCACAGCTGAAACTGGAAACAACGAGACAAAGTATGGCAAACACATGAAGGCAGACAAGCTGCCGTGGTGTGGATCTTTCATCAACTGGTGTGCTGATCAAGCCGGTGTGGATTTGCCAAATGTCGTAAGCACTCGCGCTGGAGCTGATGCCTTCAAGAAAATGAAGCGTTGGCACACCGAACCAAAGATTGGTGATTTGGTTTTCTTTGATTTTGTAATCGATGACAAAACCACAATCAATCACATTGGTTTGGTGATTCGCGTATCTGACAAACAAATTGTGACCATTGAAGGCAATACATCGGGCAAAGGTGATCAGCGCAATGGCGGCGAAGTCATGGTGAAATCAAGAACTTTGGGAGCAAGGTCATTTGTTGTCGGTTATGGCCGACCAACTTATGGCGCGTTTTCGGGTGATCTGCCCGACCGACCAAAAGGAGAAAAATAATGGAGCAATTTAAGGCAGCGGCGGCATCATGGATGCGCAGCGCGGTGGCCGGATGTCTGGCCGTGTACATGACTGGCAACACCAATCCAAAGGATTTGGCCATGGGCTTAATCGCTGGAATTGTGCCTGTTTTAGCTCGTTGGGCAAATCCTAACGATCACGCATTAGGCATCAAAAAGTGAGTGTGGGCGAGTGGACGGCTGTTGGTGGACTTGTACTGACAACGCTGGCAGCTGTCTATTCGTCAATGAGAATTATAATCAAAGCGGTCATGAGCGAACTTTCACCCAATTCGGGATCGAGTATGAAGGATCAAATCTCACGCATCGAAGCTCGTTTGGATTATCTGTACACACAGCTCATTGAACAAAAGAAGTAACGACACGCCGCCATTTAGGCGTGATTGTTGAACTTGTCGGTTTTGCCTGTCACTCTTTATTTCGGGAGCTGATACGCGGCTCCCAGAATCGGGAGCAAGACAATGAACGAAATCTCAATTGTGATCATGTGTTTGATCGCTGGTGCTTTGTGGGCTGTCATGGCCTATTCGGTCGGTTTTAAGGAAGGCGAGCGACAAGGCTATACAAGAGGCCGAGCCGTGGCACGCCACGCTGTATCAGCTGAGCGGAAGGCCAAATGATGGGATTCTTAGACAACTATGAAGGAAACAAAGAGCGCACGGATCGCTGGATCAAGACTTATCCAGAAGGCCGACTTGAGGCCACAATCATCAATTTCGATGCAGACAAAGGCTCCATCCTTGTCCGTGCCGCGGCATGGCGTAATCAGACGGAGATCGAGCCAGCGGGCATTGATTTCGCGTACGGCTATCAAGCTGCCTATAACGCCAACATGAAACGCTGGTTTGTTGAGGATACTGTCACATCAGCTTTGATGAGAGTGATGGCCTTAGTCATGGGTGGCACAGAAAAGGCTACAAAAGAAACGATGGAAAAGGTTAATGCAGCCGATGTTTATGATCCATGGACAACCAAATTTGGTGATGTGCCAAGCTACAAAACAGCCGAAGAAGCTGAAATGTCAGGCACACCATCATTTGGATCATCACAAGAAACACCAGCTGCGCCAGAGTGCCACCATGGGCCAATGCGTTGGAATCAAAGCAAGCCAGATGCACCGAAATCATGGGGCGGTTACTTTTGCAGCGAGAAAATCAAAGAAAAGCAATGCACGCCCCGTTGGTATGTCTTGCGCAGCACAGGAACATGGGAGCCACAGGTATGAGCGACTTTGTTGAAATCATCTATCCACAAGAGATGAAAGCCAGGTTGATGTGCAATGGTGAAATCGTCGAGGAATACAAAATTGAGCAATGCGACAAATGCTCGCAGCTGAGGCGATTGGATCATTTTGGCTACCAAAAAGGCTATGACAAACAAGACAACATCATTTGGTTTTGTGGTGATTGCCGATGAACGCTTACATGCCATTGAGCCAAACTGATGATTGGGCTACGCCACAAAATCTGTTTGATGAATTGGATGCAATACACCATTTCACATTGGATGTTGCTGCCAGCTCAACAAACCACAAAACACCGCATTGGTTTGGTTTAGACCATGAGGATCCATTGCTGCGCGATGGGTTGGCCATGTCATGGGAAAACCATCGTGTCTGGTGCAATCCACCTTATGGCAGACAAATTAAAGATTGGGTCAAAAAAGCACATCACGAATCTGTCAATGCTGAGATTGTGATGCTTTTGCCGGCACGCACAGACACAGCTTGGTTTCACGATTATGCAATACGCCACAAGGTGACATTTATGCGAGGCCGTGTGAAATTTGGTGATGGCAAAGCATCAGCTCCATTTCCTTCAATTCTTGTGGAATTCAAATGATAGATCGCATCGAGGAAGTGCAATGCATGATTGCAGCCATTCAACATTGCCATGATCGATCAGCTGATCACAGCTCACGCATTGTTAAAAACCTGTCATGGTTTGAGTATGTGGCACAAATGGGCGAATCAATGCTGGCCGAGCTTGTGGTAGCCAAACGATTGGGTTACGAGTACACACCGGGCATCACATGGGATAAAACCAAAGCCGATGTGGGCGAACACATTGAAGTCAAATGGTCAGCCAATCCCAACAGCAATTTGTGGATTCAGGAATCAGATCGACATGATCGTGACATTGCTGTACTTGTCACAGGCAACTCACCAAAGATGCACATTGTTGGCTGGATGCCAGTAGCAATTGCAAAGAAACCACGCTATCGAAACGCATCACAAAACAATTGGAGCGTGCCCCAAATCAATTTGCAACCCATTGAGACTTTACAAAGGAGTAATTATGCACATCCTTCAATTTGATTGTTCGATTTGTTCAAAGCTTTACGGAAAGCCTAAGCAACGACATGGCCTCAAGAAAGGCGCAGAGTTAACAGCACATGAGTGGTTTGCACAATGCATGAGCTGTGGCACATTTGGAATCAAGATTGTTGATGATGCAAGGATCGGAGAGTT